TCGAGAGAGTCATTTTTGAATACTAAATACATACATGACAACGATTTTTATCAATCTCACTCATATGTTATTGAATCTGGGTTGTCTTTAAATAAATATAGGGATATACTACTAAAGACCACGCATATTGCAGGTACAAGATTATTTGGTAGAGTATTTAAGGAAAGCATTGCTAACGTTGCATTGTCTGTATCAAATAACACGATTCAGAGATTAAGAAGTAGCAATAGCGAAATATTAGAAACGGTAAACACGTAATGGGAAAATTAGTAACAACAAATTTTAGTTCACACAATGCAAAGCAATTTGTAGAATCCTTTGACGAGACTGCAAATAGTATCTATTATGTTTTCATGGGTAAACATACTCCGTTTACAGAAACAGGTTTTAGTGACAGTACTCCACCAACACAAAACAATTCACCAGAAGGTGCATTCTATCAACCATATAGAGATATGATATATGGTAAACATATTAATATTGCTTCCGATGTAAAACATATGATTGCAAATAATGAATGGGTAGCAAATACAGTTTATGCTCAATACGATCACAGAGATGGTAATTTAAAAGATAAAAACTTCTTTGTACACACTCAAGAAAACGTAGGTGGAGACATTGCTGTATTCAAATGCTTAGGAAATAATAAAGGCAAACCTTCAACAGATAAACCAGTTTTTTCAGAAACATCTGCTAACGATGATATTTACATTACTACAACAGACAGATATCAATGGAAGTTAATGTATACAATTCCAGAGTCAACATATCAAAAATTTGTAACTTCTAAAAAGATTCCTATTGTACCTCATGCAAACGTATCAGGAAATGCAGTATCAGGAGCAATTGACTTTGTACAAGTTAACAGTGGTGGAAGTAGATACAATAGTGTTGCAAATGGAGTTATTAAAAGAACAAATGTAAACGGTCAAACAAGACTTATAGAAATAGAATCTCTTGTAAGTGCTAACGTAGCATATAGTCAAGCAGGTGCTAATAATAGTGGAACCTTCCAAGTTGAAAGAATTGACTTCTTAGGTAAACATGCTAATGGTGATCTATACGATAGTAATAGTGCACCTAACTTAACAAACAATATAGCTAATGCTGTAGCAATTGAAGCTAATACATCTAATTTAAGAGTAGTAGACATAGCAGGAAATTTCTTTGGCAACTCTCAATTAGTTGTTGTAAGAGGTCAGACATCTAATGCAACAGCAACTATTACTGACATAACATCAGAAACATCAGCACTGTCTGCTAATACAGATTTCTATAAAAACTCAACATTTTATATATCAGCAGGATCCGGAGCTGGAGCAGCTGCACAAATTAGTGAGTATCAAGTAACAGGATCAGCAAGAAGAATAGTAATTGCTAATGACGTTGGCTTTGCTAATAGTACTGGAATGATTATTGATGATACATCTAGATTTGAAATAACACCATCAGTTACTATTGAAGGCGATGGTCAAGGTGCAGAGGGCAGAGCAATAGTAAACACACAGATTGGTGCTGTAGATACTGTTGAAATTACTAAAAGAGGAAACAGTTATACATTTGCTACTGCAACAATTATAGGTAATACAGGCATAGTTGCTGCAGGCGAATCAACAGCTGATCAAGCAAACAATGCTAATGTAACTGTTATTATTGGACCAAAAGGTGGTCATGGATCAGATCCTATTAATGAATTGTATTCAGATACAGTTGGAATATCAGTTGACTTTGCTAATAGTGAAGGTGGAATGATCCCTGCAGTCAATGATGTAAGACAAATAGGTATTATTAAAGATCCGTTGTTTGCTAATGTACAATTAGTAATTGCTAATACATTAATTGACGGAGCTGGTTCAGAAGTAGGAGGAACATCTTTCCAAGACGAAGAAGTTGTTATACAAACTACATCTGGAGCAAGAGGAGTAGTGTCAGGCAGAGAAGCAAATTTATTAACAGTATCAAATGTATATGGACAGTTTGTATCATCAGCTGCATCAAATACAACACATAGATTAGTAGGCCAGACATCAAATGTAAGTACAACTATTGCAACAAATGTCACACATGCAAACGGTGATATCACATATGGTATCAAAACAAATGAAAAAGATGGATCATCATTTACACAGTTTGACCAGAGAGTTAGATTATCAGGCTTTGTAAAAACTACAGATGATAAAGATTTTACTGTAGATGAAGAAGTAATACAGGCAACTACTAATGCGACGGGTACGTTTCATAGTATAAATAATGCTGGAAGTATTTTTACAATTACAAATAAGAAAGGTAATTGGACAGGTGGAGAAAATAATGGACCTGACTATCCATTTACTGGACAGACAAGTGGAGCTAGTGCAAGTTTTGATAAGCCGCTAGGTCCAGACATTGTACCTAATACTGGTGAGATTGTTTATATAGAGAACATAACGCCTATATTAAGAGACGATGACCAAACAGAAAGAATTAAACTAATGATAGAGTTTTAGAGGAACAGATGGGAATAGAAACAGACTTAAATGTAAATCCGTATTTTGACGACTATGATGAAAACAAAGATTTTCATAGAGTGTTGTTTAAGCCAGCAGTGCCTCTGCAAGCTAGAGAACTAACAACATTACAAACTATACTACAAAACCAAATAGAGAAGTTTGGTCAATTTACATTTAAAGAGGGATCCATAGTAAAGGGATGTACCTTTACGTTTGATAGAAATGTAAAATATGCAAAAGTATTAGATAAAGATTCTACAGGCACAGACTTAAATATGAATCTCTTTGCAGAAGGAGATTACATAAGAAACGAAGCAAACTTGGTTTCTAGAATAGTAGAGTCTAAAGGTGGCTTAGAATCACAAAACCCTAACTTAAACACTTTATTCTTTAACTACATAAACTCAGCTAACACCGGAACAGGTGCAAATCTTATACAATATAGTACAGCACAAGAGTTAGAAATTTTTCCAGCAAGTACTGGAATTGAATCAGTTACCTTTACAGGCGTTCATGCTAATGTCTTTATTACTAATAATGATACAATTTCTGTAGCATCTAAATTAAAAGGTAGTGGTTTTTCAGCTAATGTAGTAACTGTAGATGGTACCACAACTTTTAGTTCAGTAAAAATAAATGCAAATGGAACAGGTTTTAGTGTTGATGATTTACCTACAGCAACTTTAGTAGCTGCTAATGGTGGTTCATTTACTTTTGATACAAGTAACAGCACAGTTACATCTAACACAACTTATGACATTGCCAATGCTATTTCTAATGGTACAATTACTGCTACTGTAGATTTAATAAAGACTGGTAATGTATCAATAGCTAACGACAGCTTTGAACAATCAGGAAATACAGAGTTCAACGTATTAGGAACGTCTTATCAGATGAAAGTGCAAGATGGCGTCATTTTCCAGAAAGGCACCTTCCAACGTTTTGAAGCTCAAGATATTATTGTATCAGATTATACAAGTAAACCAAATGGATTAACCGTAGGTGTTGCAACTACTGAGTCATTTATTAATAGTAGTAGTGATACCACATTACTAGATAATGCATCAGGATTTGCAAACGAAAATGCACCAGGTGCAGACAGACTACAGTTAAAACCTACCTTAGTAGTAAACACTATTACTAATGCTATTGCATCAAATAACTTCTTAAGGTTAGTTGAATTCCAAGCTGGAATGCCTATAAGTTTAAATTCAGATGCACAACTTAATGGTTTAGGTGATGTAATACAAAAAAGATTATATGAGACTAGCGGCGATTATGTAGTAGAACCATTTGCAATAGCATCAGAAGGAATGCCAGGAAACACATCTCATTTCTCTACAGTAGTAGGTGCAGGTATTGGTTATAATAAAGGACAAAGATTTGAAATAGTTAATCCAGCTAGAATCATAACAAGAAAAGCTACAGCATCAGCTAGTGTAAATGATCAAGAAATATCAATTAACTATGGAAACTATGTTGAAGTAGATGAATTGATTGGAACCTTTGGTGTAGACACAAATGATATAGTACTATTAATGGATAGACAGTTTAATAGTATCAGTGGTGCTAATTCACAAATGTTAGTTAACAGCCCAATGCCAACATATACCAATGCCAATACAACAGTATCAATGGCTGGTACAAAAGGTAATGTAGTTGGTACAGCTAGAATAAGAGCTATACAATCAGCAGGTGGTGATGCAATAAAAAATGATTCTAAATTTAATTTCTACATCTATGATGTTAAAATGGATTCAGGCAAATCATTTAACAAACATGCTAAAAGTTTATTCCATTATAGCGGAACAGATTATAATGGCAACAATGCTCAAACAAACCAAGCAGTACAAGGATTAGCAGACCTAGTTCTTAAAGCTAATCAAGCAAGAATATTAGAACAAGATCCAGCTGATAGAGACTTGCTGTTCCCATTAGGCCAAGTAGGTATAAAATCAGTATCAAGTAATTCATCATTTACTTTTGAAAGTTCAAATACAGCTACTATATCAACTAGCGGTATTGCACAGCTAGGACTAGATGGTTCACAGAACTGGGGATTTGGTACATCAGCAGATACTTTATCAGAAACACAAGAAGACGAGTTATTAATAATTGCAAACAATACAGTAAGAGAATCTACTGCAAGAGATACTACTGCAACAACAAATGGATCTAATGTTATTACCAATTGTTCTACATCAGATATAGTTGAAGGAGATTATATATCAGTTTCAAATTCAACTTTTGTATCTAATGCAACACATGGAGACATTTATCAAGTAACTGAAATCGTAACTGACTCTACATTAAGAATTGATGAGCCTATTACTAACATTGCAAATACTAATGAGGCTATAGTTAAAATAGCATATCCAAAAGGTAGAGTTGTATCATTAAAGAATAGATCAACAGCAACTGCATCAGTCACTGAAGTTGCTTCACCAACACCAGAAGGCCAGACACTTACAATTAATTTAGGAAGAAATTTAGCATCAGGATTACAAGTGGATATAATTCATAATGTAAATGAGAAAGCAAGTGCTGGTATTATTAAAGATATTGCAAATACAGAAGTAGTTATTCATACAAGTAATAATGGAGGCACTAACGCTAACAATATTTCAGGACCATGGAGCTTAGGTGTAGCTGATGGATTGGGATTATATAGAGTATATGTTGCTGACGGTGCAATAGGCGTAAGCTCAAATGCAGTTGTTAATGCTATTGCTAACGGAACAATGTCTGATAAAACTAGTGACTTTATTTTAGACAATGGTCAAGAAGGAGCCAAATATAATTTAAGTAAGTTAAAGAAACGTCCTGGTTCTTCTCTAGTATTAGCTAATAATTCAACACTAGCAGTTAAGTTTAGACATTTTAAAATTACAACTGATGCAGGTTTTGCAACATTTAAAACATATTCTCAACTTATAGATGATGCCAATACAGCAAACACTAGTGGAATTACAACTCAAGAAATTCCAATATTCAAGTCTAACTTATCAGGTAAAGAATATTCATTAAGAGATCACATTGACTTCAGACCGTATGTAGCTAATACTGCTGTAGTTGAAGCAACATGGGATGGTGAGAATGCTACAATTAATCCATCTTCACTTGAACAAATATCTGGTGCACAACAAACATCAACACCGAACAAATTATTCCAAGGTACTTTTGAATACTATCTACCAAGAAAAGATAGAATAGTTATAGAAGATGGACAGCTTCATGTTCTAAAAGGTGTACCTAGTGTAAACCCAGAACTACCAACTAAACCAATGAACAGTATGCAGTTAGGAACTATTGATATTCCTGTGTATCCTTCATTAGATGCTCAAGCAGCTAGATTCTACAAGCGTCCAGATTTATCAATAAAACTTAGAGCTACTCAGCTAAAAAGATATACAATGTCAGATATTAAGTCTATTGATGATAGAGTTAATAACTTAGAATATTACACATCATTAAGTCTTTTAGAAAAACTAACAGCTGATGAAGTTATTCCAGGTAGAAATGATCCAACAGTAAACAGATTTAAAAATGGATTCATTGTAGATAACTTTGTAAACTTTACAACAGGTAATCCATTAAACAGTGAATTTAAAGCTGGTTTTGATACAGCTAGAAAAATACTTACATCTAAATTTGAGCAATATAACATTGGCTTAAGATACAACACCGCAAGTGGTATGTATAAAGTGGGTGATGTAATGACTGCACAGTACAAAGAAACTCCAGTTATAACTCAACCAAATGCTACACAAGATAGAAGATGTACTTCAGCATACTGGCAATATAATGGTAACATAAAATTATATCCAGATTACTTAAACCACGTAGATGTAACTAGAAGTCCAGAAGCACAAATACAAATAGATGTAGACACTGCATCAGGTGCAGTTGCATTATTAGAAGAATTAAATAAAGTAGTACCAATACAATCAACAGAAGAAACTGTAATAGCAGAATCTGAAAACACATCATTAGTCAGTACAGTAACAACAGACCGCACAACAACACAGACTTTTGAAACAGTTACACAACAAACAATCAGACAAACAACTACAGGAGTTGGCGTATCAAGTAAGACCACATCTAAGAAAGTTGGTGAGTTTGTAACTAACATTGCATTCCAACCATATATTCCTGGAGTTGATATATTCTTTGTAGCTTTAGGACTTAGACCAAACTTAAGACATTACGTATATTTTGATGATGCTCCTGTTAGTGGTGATTGTGCTCCAGCTACAATAACAAATACTATTGACGCTACAAGAGATGAATTAGATGTCTTATCTAGTGATAACGCAAGACAAATGATGCAAAGAAGTAATGAGTTTGGTTCACAACTAGTTGCAAATACTTCTGGTGGACTAGCTGGTGTGTTTAGAATACCAGGTGGTACTTTCTTTGCAGGAGAAAGAAAGTTTGCAATAGCAGACGTAAGTAACTTAACTCAAATAAATGAAACAGTATCAGCTGCATCAGCAAGATTTAATTGTTATAATTTCTCTATTGAAAAAGGCGACGTAGTACAAAATACAAGAGAACCAGTATTCTCAGAAATAATTACAGGTGGAATTTTTGACCAATTTATTGTTGATAGTAATACAGTAACTATTGAAATTGGTCCAGCTGAGCCTCCTTTACCTTTACCGGAGATAGCTAACACTGGCGGTGACCAGACTGTAGATCCTATAGTAGATGAAGTAAGAGAAGGTGGATGTGCTAAAATAGAATACTCTGGCGGTGGTCTAAATGAGAATGATTTTGACTTTATTGAAGACTTAGGAGAAGACTGGCGTGAAGGTGGCGGTGGTCCAAGATTCGGTCCAGGTGATAGAAGACAAACAAGAAACAGAGAAAGATTTGTTAGATGTGCTCCGGGTTGTCCAGAAGCAATGTTAACAGATTTAAGAAACGCAGGTGTAACAAGAGGAAACAGAGATAGAAAAAGAAATCTAACTGAACAACAATATGCTTGTGCACAATATATTGATCCATTAGCTCAATCATTCTTACTACAAGAAGAGATGTTTAACGGTGCTGGTTTAGGATTCCTAACATCACTTGACTTATACTTCTCAAGTAAGAACCCAGACTTAGGATGTTTTGTAGAAATAAGAGAAGTCAAAAATGGATTCCCAAGTAATCAAATAGTACCTTTTGGTGAAGCAGTACTAAAAGCAGCAAATATAAACACTTCAACTGATGGATCTGTAGCTACAAAAGTTACATTTAAAGGTCCAGTTGCAGTTGAGCCTGGAAGAGAATATTGCTTCGTTGTTAAGCCAATGGCTAATAACCCAGAAACAAAAATCTTTACAGCAAAAGCAGGACAAGATAATCTAGTAACTGGTGAATCAATTAACCAAGACTGGGGTGATGGTACAATGTTCCTATCAAGTAACGATAGAACCTGGACACCATATTCAGATGAAGATGCTAAGTTTACATTAAAAGCTGCATTGTTTGACTCAACAACATCAGTAGTAGAATTGACAAATGATGATTATGAATTCTTTACTCCAGATGCAAATGGAATCAATGGTAACTTTATTGATGGTGAAGAAGTATTCATGAACAAAACAGCTACATATGCAAACGTAACCTTTACAGCAGGTAATAGTAGTATTATTGCCGGTACCGGAGAAGACCTATCAGGTCTAGCAGCTGGTACTAAAATTGTTGTTAAGAATGCTAACAATGCAACAGATGTAGTAGAAGTTTCATCATCCAACACCTCAACTATTTCATTAAGAGGAGCACCAGACATTTCTGAGGCAACTTCAGATGCAGGTCAAGTTATACTTACACCAGTAGGTAAGTTTTCTCAATTAGATGCCAATACAAGAACAATAGTTATAAATGATAGTTCAGCAGCTAATGATACATTTAAGTTTGTAGCAGCAAATACATTAATAGGATGTTCAAGTGGTGCTAATTGTGTAATTGGTGCAGTAATAGATAACAACATATCTTACTTAGAACCTAGAATTTATAATAACGTACCAAACAAAACATCTATCAACACATCTATAAAAGGTGCTAGAGTTAGTGATGGTACTATTTCTAATTTTGAAAGAATTAAAACTAATGACAGAAATTACTTAGCTACTCCTTTAAAAATTAAGAGTAAGTCAAATGAAATTTCAGGTACAAGTATTACTAAGTCAATGACTGTAAGACACAACTTATCATCAGATAATGTATTTACACATCCATTTGTTGACTTACAATCTCAGTCAATACTAATGTATGAAAACGTAATTAACAATAGTACAACTAATGAACATCTAACCGATCAGGGTGCAGCAGAAGCAAAATATGTATCAAGAATTATAACTCTTGGCGAAGGATTAGATGCAGAAGATATCAAAGTATTTGTAAATGCTTATAAGCCATCAGGAACAGATATTAAAGTTTATGCTAAAGCTGTTAACCAAGCTGACGACTTAGGATTTGATAAAGGTGTTTGGTCAGAACTTCAAATGACTAAAAACAAAGATAAGATTAGTTCAGTAGAAAATAGAAGAGATATTATTGAATATGGTTTTGAATTTAAAGATGCTCCAGCTTCAGAAAAGAAAACTGGATCAATTACATTTAGTAATAATTCAACAGCAATTGTTGGAGTAGGAACTAACTTTGAAGGAAATAACACAGTTAGCGGTGACTTTGCAGTAGGCGATCTAGTTAAGATTAACACTCCTCCATTTGATGCTAATACTAATTATCAAGTTTCAATGGTTACTGCAATTGCAAGTAATACATCAATGACTATTGGTGATACAATTAGTATTGGTGATGAAGCAACAGGAAGAGAAATATTCAGAGTAACAGATGAAGCTAAGAATCAAATCTTTAGAGATCCAGAATCAGATGTGATTGCTAATACATCAAACTTAGCAACATATTATAACACTAACAATGAAAAATTTGTTGGATACAAATATCTAGCAATTAAGATAGTATTACTTTCAAACAGTACATCGAAAGCTCCATACTGTCAAGATTACAGGGCAATAGCGGTTTCATTATAATGAGTAAAAAAGTTTTAATTGAAACAGAGAAAGCAGGATACTATAGAGACCAATCATCTATGGCACTTATAAATAATGATAAGGCTGCATATGCTCAGTACAAATTAAAGAGAGAAAGAGGCAAACAAGTACAAACATTATCGACTGAAGTAGCTTCATTGAAACAAGATATGGTAGAAATAAAAACAATGTTAATGACACTCACAGAGGGAATAAATGGCAAGTAATAATTATACACAGGCAAATGTAGTACCGTCATCAGATACCTTCAGAGAGTGGGTAGACCTGACAAATAGAATCACCGTTGATATGGAGAAGAAAGTAGTAACTACTGAAGTTCATAACGTAGGTGGTGGTACAACAGGTAATGCATATGTAAACGGTGTCTTTAGTGCAAACACATTATATATTGTAGATAGTATCAAAGGTGTTAAAGTAGATGCTTCATCTAACTCAATAGGTACAAATGCAGCAGCTGCTAACTTAAGCATCTCAACAAACACAGTATTTGTAAACAGTTTTGCTACAGTAACATCAAACGACATTGTAAATGCATTTAGTATTGCAGAAGGACAGTTTGTATACAAAGCTAATAGTACAGCTAATCAAATAGCTATCTCAACATCAGTAGATGAATTTGAATCTAATGCAACAGCATTTAATGTAACAGGTACAACTGCTAACATAGATTCTACTACAATGGCAATTAACGGAACGACATTAGATGTAAACGCTAATGTTGACTTAGATGCAGCAAATGTAAACTTAGCTGCAGCTGATTTTGATTTATCAGGAACTACTGCTGACATTACTACAACAACAGTTACAGTAAGTGGCACAACAGCAAATATAAATTCAAATGTAGACATTAATAATGCTTTAACCGATATCACATCAACAACTACAAATATATCTGGTACAACAGCTACAATAGATTCAACAACATTAGCAGTTAGCGGAACAACAGCAGACGTAAATTCTAACTTAGATATTGATAATACATTAACAGATATTACATCAACAGATGTAAACATATCTGGAACAAATACATTAATAGACTCTACCAACATGAATATTCATGGTACAAGTTTAGATGTAAATTCAAATACAAATATAGACGGCATCATCACTACAACAGCAAATGCTACAATTGGTAGTGCTAATGATGACCTATTAACAATCAACTCAAATACAGTTTTAACAGATAAGTTAGATGTAACAAAAGATACTAACTTACAAGCCGACCTAACAGTAGCTGGACATACTACATTAAACGGCAATACAGTTGTTGGTGATAACATTAATGTAGATGAAATAAAATTAAATGCATTAGTAAACACTCATATACTACCTTCAACAAACGGAACAATATCTATTGGTAATACAACTAATAGATGGGACGGAACATTTGATGACTTAGTTGGTGAAGATATTACAGCTAATAATAACCTTTCAGTTAGCAACAGTGCTGTAATTACTAAAGATGCAACAGTAAACGGTAACACAACATTAGGTAATGCAAATACAGACTTATTAACAATCAATGCAGAAACTTCTAAGATTGTTCCTAATGCAAATGGTAATGCTTTAGGTGTAGCTAATAAAAGATGGAACCTATCTGCTAACTCAATAAATGCAGCTAATGCTTCAGTGTTCTCTAACACA